GTGACATCCCAGAGCTTTGCAGTATTCGTTCCGTACAAAAGCGATTCATTGTTGCATGTAAATCTTCCCAGTTAAAGACTCCAAAGCCGTCTTGGTTCATCATGCGGATAACCTCTGTTTTATTATAATCATATTCAAAATTATCTAACGCATAATGTATCTTCTCCCGGCAATGGAGAGATAAAGCGGGCGCATAAAGTTGCATCAATTTATAGTTCTCTATAATTACATCTCTGTGGGACGAAACGTTAGTGAAAAACTGTGCCTTTGAATCGGTGTTTAAACAAAAATCAAAAATATCCTGTAAAGTCGCATCCTTATCTTCTCTCAAAAATTTTAAATTTTTTGAAATACTTTTTAAGCCTGCGCGGGGAACACCACGCAAATTGTCGGAGGGGTCGCCCGCCATCGCTCGGGCCAGTGCAAAATTCCGTGGATGAATATCAAAATCCTCCACCACATTCAACTTATTATGAACCTTCTTTTGAATAGGGCGAAACAATACCGTCTCGTCATCACAGAGTTGAATAAAATCTTTATCACTGGAAACAATTACCTTTTGCCATCCCTTAAAATGGTCGAGGCGAGTAGCATAGGCGATCACGTCGTCGGCCTCTACCTCATCAAACCGTAGTTGAACTACCGGAAGCTCATTAAGGTATTCCATCAGGCGCAGCTGCTGCCACGCCATATTAGCTCGCTGTTGCTCATCGGTCAAATCGGTTTGACGATTGACCCGGATGGGCTTCCGGCCGGCCTTATAATTCTTGTTTTGCTCACGTCTCTTGCGGCTCCCGCCCGGGCCGTCCCAGATAATCATCACCGTGTCTGGCTTGAGGTCCCTACACAGCTTCTGTAAGATGCCTAGGAAGCCCTTCAAGCCACCAATGGGCTGCCCGTGAGTAGACAGGCTCGGGTTGACGATAAACGCCCTGAAATAGGCGTTGAGAGCGTCGACGATCATTACTCTTTTCATGTGTATCCCCTAACGTATGAAGCTCCTATGAGTATACCTCACGGGAGCTTCAGTGTCAAGGGTTGTTTTCTATTCTTTATCTACGTCGTAGAAATCCTCGGCGCTTCCCTCGCGTGTATCAAACTTACGAATGATCTGTTCATCCATAATCTCGAGGACGCGAGTTTTGAACTTCTTGTCTTTAAGCTTTTCAATCCAGTGAGCACTCTGGAACTTCTCTTCTTTACCGTCCTTGTGGACCAGAGAAAACCAAGCGCCAGCTTGCTTGAGATTGTCGGAACCCTTGATTGCCTCCAGCCAGCTCTCTTGGTCCTGAATGCCAACGGTGTCAGTTCCCCAGAGGATCTTGAAGGCACAGTTGCGCCCCTGTGTGCCGAAGCGGGACTTCTCCAGCTTGACCTTCACCTCAGAGCCGATGCGAAAGCCACTCTCATCCTCGATGAAAGCAGACTTGGCCTTGCGTCCCGTAAGCCACACGCGCAGCGAATATACATAATGCATAGCCTTTCCGCCGGGGGTGATGAAGGGTGTCGTCATGGCGACAATGCGGGCGTTGGGTCCTTGTGGGATGTTGGTCTTCAACTGGTTGAGAACCAGAAAGGCTGACTTAGTATTTGCAATTGGGATTGTCAGCTTGGACATTCCCTTTGAAAGTATACGTGCCTTCATTGCCATGGTGGATTGAGGATTAAAGTCCCCCTCCACATCTGTGATGGTTGGAGTCATAGCCAAGGAGTCCCAGATGAACAGGGTTCTTTCTGCTCCTGACTTCAGAACGTTTTCAACAGTTTCTAGTACATGTTCAACCGACTGGGCTTGAACATAAATGAGTTCGTTTATGTCACATCCAGCGCGTTCAAGGAAGCCCGGGTCAATCGCTGATTCAGAATCCATATAGATAACATTCATCCCCATCTTCTGGGCATTCCCTGCGATCTGCGCAGCCATAAAAGATTTGCCGGTTGACTCCAAGCCCGCAATCTCTGTGAATTTGCCCACGGGAATACCGGCTAGGTGTCCTCTACAAACAATAGAATCCAACCAACGGGAGCCAGTCGGTATCCATTCTTTTACTTCGGTTGGATTCGCTTCGTTAAGATTATGGGCAACGTCAAGCCCTGAGGTTTTGTTAATGAGAGTCCTCAATCCATCAACTGATATTTTGCCTGCCTTCGATTTACTTTTTCTCATCTAATCCTCCATATTGAGCGGCGATCTCAGAAATAAAGTCGCGTTGAAGCATGCTCACTTGTTCACTAATTTCGTTCATTTGCCGGCGCGTGTCCAGCAACACGACGTACAGGAGTGCCCAACTTACAAGTATGACTACGGACCAGACATTCATGACAATGTGAGAAGCCCATTGGGGGTTTGTACTACGACATCAAAGCCTCCCACAAACGCATCGGCAAGACGTCCTCCTAAATTATACAACTCTTGCGCGAGGACCTTAACATTAGAAGATACTTCACATGTACCGCGTTTATGGTCATGACGCTCTGTAGCGATAGTCAACAGATCATACTGATATGCCTCTTCCTGGATCTTTTCTGTCAGATACTCTTCAAACCATCCTTCGCGATCATACTCTTCCAACATGCCTTCATCACGCATATGGGCGAGGATATCTTCATCATAGCGCGACAAGACTTTAATGTCACCCGGGCATGCCAGAAGAGCTGCCAACATCTCAGCCGTATTTGTCTCAGCCAAAGCCACTCCAACATAGTCATCTGAGATATGCCACACGCTAGCACTGTCCGTGTAATTTAAATAAACATAATCTTCTCCGCTCACTCCAAGTTCGCGGAGGATATCATTAATTGTTCCCATTTTATAATTCCTTTCATATAGGTTGAGGCATCTGTATTCCCATGCCTCCCTGCGGCTGGCAGAGCTTAACCTGCGTTTTTGGCCTCTTGGACTTCGACGCGAAGTTCCTGAGCCAACGTCTTAACTTCTTGCATGGTTTTGCGCACACGAGTTCCGGCGGCACCATTGCCGCGTTCAAAAAACTTAGCGTGATCATCGCGAGTTTCCTCAAGGAGCATAATCATCTGTTCAAGTAGATTCGTTTCTGTAGTCATAACTCTTCCTTTCTAATTTGAGACACCTGATAACCCTGTGCCTCCCTGTGGGAGTAACCCTACGCAGCCAAATCTTGTCGCTCCACCATTGCTAGCGATGCGAGATCGTTTGTAGCTACATAAGTATCAAGTCTGGACTGGATGGCTGCACGGCGCTTTCTGCGTGGACCCTTTTGATGGGGCAACGTAGTCCATGCGTGATAGTAGCGGCCGCGCGGGACGTCGGCAGGATCTTCTCCGGCTTGTATCTTCGCGTCCTTAGCCGCAATAAAAGCGCGCTCGCCTTGATCGAAGAGATCATCATCAATCTTTTTGACCTCATCGAAAAAGTCAGTGTAATTGGTGATAACAAAACCGTTATCGACCGCCCATTCACACGCATGGAGCGTGGACCATGCCGCTTTTGCAGCAATAGACTTAGATGGCGGATAGTAGGTTTGATCAGCAAAACTTCGCATAGCCATATCCAAAATTTCTTGCGCGCGCTTGAATGCGGCAGGATCATATGGTGAAGCTTTGGACCCCAAGGCGGCACATCCGACACCCATCGTATAAAAGCGATCCAACATATCCTTATTTACATCGGGATCAACCGTAAATTCTTTAGTACGGTAACTGTCTATGATCACCATCGTAAACTTAGCCAGCAATTCATCATCCAGCATTCGCAGTACATCCGCACCACTTACCATTCGAGCGAGTGATGCTCGATACGCATCGCGATGTGTTCTAATCCACTCGGCTACTGGTGTACTATATGAATTACGATCTTCCTGATCATTAGTGGCAGAGCCACTGTTAAGGTCTCGGAAGTGTTGAGATAAATCTTCATACAAAGAGTCGACCTCATGAGATACAGCCAGGAGCGCTCCTAAGAAGCCGCTCTTGAGAGCAGCTGGAACGTCTTTCCAGTAAACATTGGTGAGGCCATAGGGTTCCCCCAGCGCATCGACAAACTCACCCGTGATAGTCGTTTCATTATTGAAAAACTTAAGTGTCGTCTTCGTGCGATGTTGACCATCTAGGGAAATCCACTTATAGCCACGTTCGAGAATTTTTTCAAACGCCTTCGCGCTGTTAACTTGCCCGGTAAGGCGTGAATGTTGTAGACATTGCGCCACATCCGCGACCACTATAAGTGTGTGAGCTTTTCCACCGAAAAGCTTAAGCAGATATCTATTCATCTGCCGTCCTACCCAAGCACCAAAGCGGCGCTGAAAGGATAAGTCATAATAAACCTGTGCGTCATTATACGTTTTTATAAACTGTTTAACAGTTAGTTGTTGTAACATATTGTTTTCCTCCTAAATTGTGATGCCAATCAAACAAACTTCTCAGAGCCTCTTTGATCGCAATATGTATGAGACACCTGATAACCCTGTGCCTCCCTGTGGGGGGGATTATTAGAGAGCGCCAAGCTCTGCGAAAGCCGCATCAACAGCGTTGGTTTCACCAGCCGCGTTTTTACCATACTTCTCAGTTTCAGTACTCACACTCTCGGGGTCGTCAACTTGTGCGTTAACGAAGGTATCGAGAATGGTTTGGACGTCGGCGGTCGACTTTCGCTCGAACAAACCAGTAAACTCTGGAATGCTGTCCAGCAGCTCAACGCACTTCTCAGGCGTCAGGTCCTCGCAAAGCGGGGACGATCGGCGTCGAGGCACGAGCTTCGTCTGGGGGAAGGAAGCCCCTGGCGGCTTCCCGTAGGTCATCTGCAGGTCGGTGCCCGTCTCGGTATCGGTGATGTCACCATACTCCGGATTCAGCACAAGCGTCAGGAGGTTCTCATAGGCAGTCTTGCCATAGCCCCATATACGCACACCCTTCTCTTCCTCACCGCGAACGATCACGGGACTGAAGAAACGCTGTCGCACGAAGAGGGACTTTGCGACCTTCTTGCTATGCTCATCGTTATTGTCTGCGCCTTCACGCCACAATTGTGAGGCGAACTCACATACAGGACACTCGTCGCTGTAGTTGCGCTTGGGACATAGGAAACCGCCCTTTTCGACATTGTAGTGAAACCACATTTCCTTGAAGGGGTCTCCGTCCGACGTCGGAACGATTCTAATAGTCTGGTCGCCGTCTTCGGGACGCCAGAAAGTGTCATTTGAGTTGCCGTCTCCACGTAGTGACGAGAGCTTTTCT